CATTGTGAATTATATAATGCACTGATTGTACATTGTTGAGTAAAGTATGCTGTTGCATAACCCGGGCAAGATGGATCTGATAATGGATTTGATGTACAAAGATATGTCTCGGTACCTGTAAAGTTTATTACAGATGGAATTCCAGATGAATTTAATCCTCTTCCATTATAGATTTGACTATATTGTCCATTTTGTATATTACCGGCAATACCTACGGTTACATTATGATTTGTTACATTAACTTGACTATAATTAAATTGTATTGCACCTGTAGGTCTTATTTCTGCACTAAAAGTATTTCTGTTATTAGTTCCATATTCTTTTGTATTCTGCCATGTATAGCGCATGAAAGAACCATCTGTTTGAGTAAAGAATTTGGACTGACTATCACCTATTAAGTCTAGCCATAATGGCATAATAGCAAAATTGAATGTAGTATTGGACCCTACATTATCAAGATTTTGTCCTTGACAACACCAATTATAATTTGGATTCAAGAATCCGACAACACCATTAGAGAAAAAGAATGATGTTGTAAATGATCTACCATAGAATGGAAAAGTAAAGGGTAGATTTACTTGTGCATAACCATCATCACTAAGATTATAATAGGTAGTAGTGGTAGCGTTTTGTGCAAAACAAGACGTTGCTACGAATAGCAGAAGTCCAAGAATAAATTGGCGCATTACTTATCACTCTTGACTTCTTTTGGCTTTCTTTCAGGATTTTTGTCCCAAAGGTCTTTTGCTTCTTCACCAATCTTTCCATCAATAGGACATGGTGTGCCAGCATTTAACATTGCAGAGAATACTCTTTCATCTTGACACATTAATGATACTGCTGCGACTTTCATTCCCATGTCATAAAGATTTTTGGATAATTTGATACGTTCACAATTCATATCACGGGTTGTTGAACCAAATGACATACCAAATATTTGTGTTTGTACAGCACCAGAAGCTCCAACAATACAAAGATCATTATTGATTGATGTAATGGCTGGTGCCACTGCTGTAGGTGGTGGTGTTCTAATTGTTGTTACTGAATTAGAATCTGATTTATTATATGAAGTGCTTGTTGAACTTGATGTGGAATCAGTTACAATCGGATCAGTTGCAAATGCAGACAATGATATAAACATAACAAAAAGCACCAAAATCGGTAACTTTTTGAACATAATTACTCCTGTTGTTTATATGTCTATTTAGTCAGATAGATTAAGTGTTGTCGGATCTATATCAATAACATAGTTGATAAAAGTAACAGCCTGTTCTTCATCATCAAAATACCTGACTACAGTATTTCCTGTGAATTGTGAGACAAAAATCAATAAAATAAACTGTTCAAAACGGGATAGTTTAATAAACCAACCATCCCGTAGAACAGTTTCATACGATACTATGTTACTTTTTGTGGGCTTTAACCCAATCTGTTTCAATGAATTCTTTCGCATTTTTACCAATTCCAGCAACAATTTCATTTGCCTTATTAGTGTATATAGCAAAAGTAGAATTTGTCATTTCATTGAAAGCTTTAGTATAAAAATCAAACTCCTTGACCTTAAAATCAATAAACTTCTTTGTAAAATCTTTCTGACAATCAAATACGGCTTCCATTACAGTTTCCTTTTCGCTGTTTTCATCATAACAATAATATCAACAATAGTTTCCATTACACTCTTAATTACTCTCATATAACTCTCCTTTCACTTATATTTAGAAAATTATAATGCATTGCAGCATGAAAGTATAATGATATTTTTTGATTATGTCAATAAGGATTTCAAATGACTACGTTGAATTTTACAAGAAACCCACATATTATAATATTCATCCTTTAAAAGAGCATCATGCATCAATATTTCTTTGGTTTCCATATATGCACACTCACCTCTTGACTTGCATAAATGGATTATTTCTCTTTTAAAGTTATTATTGCCATATTTTTCTATATCTTCAAGTAAAGTCTTATTGGAACCCCAATACTCTTTCCAATCAGAATCTACTCTAATCTTTTTCTTCTTACCTTTGACTTGTTTTGTCTTAGCTTTTGTCAGATATTTCCTGCCAATATACTTCTTATTATTCAGTAAATTTGTTATACAATACACAAATCCATACAAATTACTGGTTTCAGACAATTCAAATTCTTCATTATTATAGATCCATGGATTCGTCATCTTCATCCAAACTAATAATATAGTATCCACAGAATGGGCACATTGAAGGTGAATCTTCCGCCTGCATTTCATCATATTCTAATGTAAATCCAGTACCACAATCATCACAAGTATGAGTTAATTTAGTCATTTTCTTCCTCTTATAAATAAAACAATAACTACTTATATGTTTTGTTTTACGAGGATTTTCAAATGGAATTAACCGATTTAATGAAAAGAGTATTAGCAAATACATTCTCAATGTATCTGAAAACCCATAATTTCCATTGGAATGTAGAAGGAATGTTGTTTTCCGAATTACATGACTTCTTTGGCGATCTATACACAGAATTATGGAATGCAGTAGATCCTATTGCAGAACATATCCGTTATCTAGATTCTTATGCGCCAGGATCATTAGGAAGATATATGGAACTTTCATCAGTAACCGATGAAAATGCCATTCCTGCTCCAAGAGATATGATTATGAAATTATTAGCCGATAATGATATCGTCCGAGCATCACTCTATGATGCATTCAGAGCCGCTAATGCAGCTAATGAACAAGGCCTTTCAAACTTTATCCAAGATAGAATCGGAGCCCATGATAAACACCATTGGATGCTTCGTTCTTATCTTAAATCAGTGGGATAAATCCTAGTCTTTTATCTGATTCAACTTCTTGTGGTGCAGATATAAAGTTGTCTGGTATAGATTGATTGTCACTAGCCCAGACAACTTTTAATTCATTATAATCATGATTCAGAAAGTCTGGATTACGACGAAAATGAATCTCAATAGGTCTTGTATCAATAAATTCCACATTGAGATATTGAACATATTTTATACGCCAGAATAACGGATGAACAAGATATATCTCTCTATCACTTCTCTTCCATGAAGAAAACTTATATAATTTTTCAGATTCTCTCTTACCTTCCACACAAAGAATCTGTTTCCAACTGATCATATCAAACTTATAATCAACACTATAATGATTACCTTCAAAGTATTCATTCCAAAAGTAACCCGGCTTGATTATGTTTTCACCCTTCTTAAGATATCTTATTTCTGCACCAATACCCATTCCTGTTAAATTGTAAATAGGTCTGATTATATACTTACCATCTTTCGGTACAGGAACACCACACGGTCCACAAATATACTTTAATTCATCAGCTAACCATAATTTATTAAAGTATAATCTAAGATGAGGATATTTTTCCCAGCAATCTGGATCTTCCATTAAGCCCAAACATCTTTCCAATCACCACTTAATGCACCTTTTGCATAATCAGTTGATTTGTTCTCAAAGAAATTAGTATGAATAGGTGCATTGATCATTTCTTCAACCCAAAGTAATGGATTCTTCTTGACCTTGAAAATACCTTTCAGTCCAAGTGATATCAATCTTCTATCAGCAATATATCTAATATAATGCTTTACATCCTCTTCTATAAGATTTGTCATTGCTCCTTGTGCAAATGCTAGATCAATAAACTTATCTTCTAAATCAACCATCTTTGTTGCAATAACATATATCTTAGACTTCAAATCATCATTCCAGATTTCTTTGTTTTCTTCAATATATGTCCTAAACAACTTGATCATACTCTCTGCATGAATGGTTTCATCTACAATAGACCAAGTAATAATCTGGCCCATACCTCTCATCAAACCATGTCTCGGAAAGTTCAATAACATAATAAAAGATGAAAACAACTGCATACCTTCAGTGAATGCTGAAAATGCTGCTATATTAGTAGCTACAGATTCTATTGTGCCGTTTTTATTGGACAGATCAATGAAGTATTCATGTTTTGCTTTCATTGCTTCATATTCAAGGAATTCATTATAGATTGAATCAGGCATGCCAAGTGTTTCAATTAAATGAGAATATGCAGCAACATGCAATGCTTCTCTTGCTGCAAATCCACATAACATCATACGAATTTCAGGTTGTTGAAAATATGGCAGATAATTCTTGACATAACCACCTGCAACATCAATATCACCTTGAGTAAAGAATCTGAAGATTTGTGTCAGGAAATGTTTTTGTTCTTTTGTTAGTTTATTTTTCCAATCTTTTACATCTTCAAGCATTGGAACTTCTGTATGCATCCAATGACTTTGTTCATGTTTAAGCCATGCATCATAAGCCCATGGATAATTGAATGGACGGAAATATGATCTTTCGTCCGTTAGTTTTGTTTTTGTTTTTTTAATCATCTACCTACC